TTGATTGGAATACACAAGTTGCAAAGACTGTAGAACTGGTTCTTTCATCTGTTATTGATGATTACAAACAGACTACTAACCCTACTCGTGACGAAATCGTTGATGCAGTAATGGATGAGTATGATGTTGATGTAACTCAAGCACCACAATGGTTGGTTGCCACATTGCGTGGTGGAACTGGTGATGTTGCTGGTGACCGTCATGCACGTTTATGGTCAAAGGTTTATCCTTTGTTAGTTAAAGGACTTGATGTGAATGTTGCAGTTGGATTTTCGGATACTCTTGCAAAGGACATTCCACAGAATCGTGAACATATCAATGACAACTATGTTCAACAGTATATTGACCAATGTGTACAGGTTGCAGATGCATACAAGTCTGGTAACTTAGGAAACATTAACTTTTTATTCAAGACACAGATTGAGGGTGAAGATGGACACTTCGTTGAAATTAACTCGTAAACAGTTAGACCATGCAGATATTTGTTTTGCAGCAATCTCTGGTATTATGGAACGTGGTAAGTGGGAGATAACATCTAAGAAACGTCAAATCACACGACAGTTCTACATGGGGTGCGGTGGTTTTAGTTCTGGTTGGGTTTCTTCTAATGCACAAATGTTGAAGTCGAAAGACCGTTGTAAAGACCATTTCATTTCTCCACAGACGTATGCTTACTATTTGTTGGATAATTGGAACATGTACAATACATGGGAAAACTTTCTACCACAATGGATGTTGTGTTCACAAACTATTGCAGTTACCTCTGAAGAGAATAATGCATTGAGTGGGTTTACAAAGAATTCATTTGAAACTGGTAATGTTATCAAAGTAAAAACTTCTATTGTAAATCGTTATTCAGACCTTGGTATTGATTTGTATCACGAACAGAAGGGATTGGCTATGGCAGGAGATTCATTTCCGATTGCTGTTCCAGAACATTTCTTAGAATATGAGGAGAAAAATCTACTACTATGATTATAATGATTGGTGGAATACCATGCTCTGGTAAATCCACATTAATGAGAAGTCTGATTTCAGAAATGGGTTCGCATGAAGATGTTGAACCCATGAAACTATTTCCATGCCAAAAACACGGTGACGTATTGGTAGTTGGAAGATATCCTGTTGGCGAAACATTTGGGGGAACTGACAGAATTAGTTATGGTGCTATCTCTAAGTTTAGAGATTTCATTGAACAAGAAACTCCCAAGCATAAACATATAATACTTGAGGGTGATAGATTTTGTCGTGCAAAAGATATTGAATGGTTGTTATCAGAACATGATGCAAAGATTTATATATTAAAGGTATCGCCAGAAGTGGAAAGTGAACGGCACACTATTAGGGGAGATGAACAGTCTGAGAAATGGTTACAGACTAGACGAACTCTTATTAGTAATTTACAAACTAATTTCTTGCTCATGGGCGAACTAGAAATAAGACTAACTGACACATGGGATTCAATCCGTGAGTTGAAAAATGAAATAAAGGAAAACTTGATATGAATAATAAAGTAATTAGTATACTGTTTAATAATGGAATGGAAATTGTTGGACGGTTTGTTTCGGAAACAGATGATGAACTTGTGGTGTACAAACCTCGTATGGCACAAATGTCACAACAGGGAGTCGGACTTATTCCGTCAATCTGTGCTACTGGTAAATCACCAGAAGGTGACTTCACATTCAGTAAAAGATTTATTATGTATTACACTGAATCTGTTGATGAGATTTCAAAGGGTTGGCAACAACATACAAGTGGATTGATTACAGCAGATAAAGGTACAATAATCTCTTGACTTTAGCAGACAAATATAGTATTATAAACAAAATGGAATCAAAGGATATAGATATGACTGATGAACGACTATTGCTAGACTACACTCGTTTTGTGGATGAGGTGACTTCTGAGGAATCAAAAGACCCACAGGCGTTTTCAGACGCACTAGATATAATAGACGAAACAAGTGGTTTGCCCCCAGAACGATTGATTACAGCTGCATTGGGTATCACTGCCGAGGGTGGTGAGTTTGCAGAGATTATCAAGAAAGCATGTTTTCAAGGTAAACCTCTAGATGATGATGCACAATATCACATGAAGCGTGAATTGGGTGATGTTATGTGGTACATTGCACAAGCATGTATTGCTCTGGATTGCACACTAGAAGATATCATTTATATGAATATCGAAAAGTTAGAAGCACGTTATCCAGACGGATTTGATTCTTTTCGTTCAAACAATAGAAAAGAAGGAGATGTATAAAGTATGGATTTTTTGAAAGATATTGCTAAGACAGCGGGCAATGAATACGCTGCACTTGTAAGTGAGGGGGTTGAAGCAGGTGATGTTGATGCATTCATCGACACTGGTTCTTATATCTTCAACGCATTACTGAGTGGTTCAATTTATGGTGGACTACCAGCAAACAAGATAACTGCGGTTGCGGGCGAGTCTGCAACTGGTAAAACTTTCTTTGTGATGGGTATGGTTAAGTCATTCCTTGATGCAAACCCAGATGCTGGTGTGTTGTATTTTGAGTCTGAATCAGCAATCACAAAACAGATGGTAATCGACAGAGGCATCGACCCTGCTCGTATGGTTATCCTACCAGTAACAACTGTACAAGAGTTTAGAACACAATCATTAAAAGTATTGGATGCATATTTGCAACAGAATGAAGCAGATAGAAAACCAATGTTGTTGTGTTTGGATTCACTTGGTATGTTGTCTACTACAAAGGAAGTAGAAGATACTGCTGATGGTAAAGAAACTCGTGATATGACACGAGCGCAAGTACTTAAAGCTGCATTTAGAGTATTGACTCTGAAACTTGGTAAAGCAAAAGTACCAATGGTAATTACAAACCACACATATGATGTTGTTGGTTCTATGTTCCCTACTAAAGAAATGGGTGGTGGTTCTGGACTGAAGTATGCGGCATCATCTATCGTATATCTTTCTAAGAAGAAAGAAAAAGATGGAACTGAGGTTGTAGGTAATATCATTCACTGTAAGAATGCAAAGTCTCGTTTGACTATCGAAAACAAGATGGTTGATGTACGACTAATGTATGAACGTGGACTTGATAGATACTATGGTTTGCTTGAACTTGCACTGAAGTATGGTATCTTTAAATCAGTATCAACTCGTATTGAATTGCCAGACGGTTCAAAAACATTTGGTAAAACAATTAACAATAATCCAGAGAAGTTCTTTACAGAAGAAATCATGCAACAGTTAGATGATGCAGCTGATAAAGAGTTTAAGTATGGACAACGTGTAGAGGAAGTTGAAGAAGAAGAAGTTGCTGAAACTGATGCAACATAATTTTATTCAAGTTTACAATAATGTAATAGAACCAGAACTATCCCAACAGTTGATTGCAATGTTTGAAGAATCAGAGCAACAACATGAGGATATAATCTTGGAAGGACATCGTTCTTTCAAACAGGTGACATTACAGAATCATCCAGAATGGGAGCCTTTTGTCAAACCATTACAGAATACGTTCTATAATTACATAGATAAGTACATGAACGATTGTGGGGTAACTGACAAGATGTTCCCAGAACAATTTGCATTTGAGGCATTTCGATTGAAACGATACATGCCAAATGATGTAGATGAATTTGATAACCATGTTGATGTTGGTAATCATAGTAGTGCAAGAAGATTCTTAGTATTCTTTTTGTATCTTAATGACAACGAAGGTGGACACACTGATTTCCCAGATTACAATATTTCAGTTCAACCTGTTACTGGAAAGATGGTTATGTTCCCCCCAATGTGGACTCACTTACATGCTGGAAGGAAACCGATTGATAAACCAAAATATATTATAGGGAGTTACTTACACTATGTCTAATGAATACACAAGCGGAGCTGGTAATACAAGTCCACTACTTTTTGGAAACGGAATTCCAATTAGTGAATTGTACACTTATGTAGAAAATAAAGATAAGAAGTGGACAGGGATTGGACTGACTGATAAAGCAGGAAAGTACCAAGGAGTTGTGTATAAGTATGGTGCAGTAAAGATTCTTGAGAATGAAGAAAAGACAGAAGCCTCTTTACAATTCGAGTGGGATATGT